GGGTTGCATTTTTGTCTGTAGTATGATATAACTATTTGTAGTATAACTACTCCTGTCCAGTTAGGGCTAACATAGGAGTAGAAAATGTTTAGAAAATTATTTAACAGATTAGTAGAAGCAAGAACAGAGTCAGCTAGGCGTAGAATTGCTAGAATGCAGCTTTACAGAATGACCGATAGGGAGCTACGAGACTTAGGTATTGGTAGATATGATATAGAAAAGGTTATACTAACAGGTAAAGCCCTTTGAAGAACGCAATAAGTTCTTTAATGATACTAGGAGTACTTTGGGAGGAGGCTCGTGGACCCAGTAACAATAATCGGTGGAGCTACCGTAGCGTTCAATGCGTTGAAGAAAGGTTTCCAGTTCGGAAAAGATCTTCAAGATATGTCAGGACAACTTACCCAATGGGCTAGTAGTATGAGTGACCTAGCCTATCTAGAACAAAAAAACAAGAACCCTCCTTGGTGGAAAGCACTCAATGGGGGTTCTGTTGAAGCTGAAGCCCTAGAAATTTTTACAGCTAAGAAAAAAGCTGAATCAATGAGAAAAGAGCTAAAGGACTGGATTAGCTTTAGTATGGGGCCATCTGCTTGGGATGAGCTTGTAGCAACTGAAGGCAAGATACGAAAACAGAAAAAAGAACAAGAGTACCGTAAAGCAGAGATACAAGAGGCAATAGTTACTTGGGGTCTTTCAGGCTTTATTCTTTTAATAGGTACAGGCATTCTAGGTTTTATAATTTATATGGTGGCATAATGGCAAGAAACTTAACAGAAAAACAACAGAAGTTCTTAGACGTACTATTTGAAGAAGCTGGAGGTAATCTAGTTAAAGCTAGAAAACTTGCAGGTTATGCAGATGGTGTATCTACAAAAGCTATTTCAGAGTCTTTAGCAGAAGAAATTGCAGATCTCACAAAGAAATTTATTTCTTCGTCAGCTGTAAAAGCTGCATATTCAATGTTTGAAGTAATGCATAATCCTACAGACTTAGGTAATAAAGAAAAGATGGCTGCTGCAAAAGATGTTTTAGATCGTAGTGGTTTTATTAAGACAGAAAAAGTAGAAGTATCTGCAGCTAATCCATTATTTATATTACCACAGAAAGCTAATGAAGACGAATAGAACTTGGAAGTTACCCAAACCTGTAGAGGTAGATGGTGAATATGAGTGGCAACCTGTTGTAAGAGTTGGTAGACATATACCATTTGGGTATAGACAAGACCCTGATGATTGTGATATACTACTACCAATCCCAGAAGAACTAGAGTTGTTTGAAAAAGCTAAGAAGTTTATAAAGCAATACAGTTATAGAGAAGTATCAGCTTGGCTCAGTACTCAATCTGGAAAATACATTTCACATGTAGGTTTATACAAGAGAGTAAAAATTGAGCAACAACGTAAGAACGAAGCTTCAACTCAACGTTACCTCGCCCAAAGGTACAAAGAAGCGTTACAAAAAGCGGAAAAGCTTGAAATCCAAAGACTCGGTTATAGAGAAAGAGTTAGTTCCAGCCCAACCGAAGCCTGAAGAAATAGACTTTGAAAAAGCTAGAGAAGTTATCTTTGAACCTAATCCTGGACCTCAGACTAGTTTTTTAGCAGCTACAGAACAAGAAGTTCTTTATGGAGGAGCAGCAGGTGGTGGTAAGTCTTATGCAATGGTTGCAGACCCAGTGCGGTACTTGGGGAATCCAAATGCACGAATGCTACTTGTTCGTAGGAGTACAGAAGAGCTTAGAGAGCTTATATCAGTAAGCAAACAACTTTATCCCAAAGCTATACCTGGAATAAAGTTTATGGAAAGAGATAAAACTTGGGTAGCTCCATCAGGTGCTACATTGTGGATGTCCTACCTCGACAGAGAGGATGACGTTATGAGATACCAAGGTCAAGCCTTTAACTGGATTGGCTTTGACGAACTTACACAATGGCCTTCACCTTACGCATGGAATTATATGAGATCACGTCTCCGTACAACAAGGGCTTCAGGTTTGCCACTGTATATGAGAGCGACTAGCAACCCTGGCGGTCCAGGCCATCAGTGGGTAAAAAGAACGTTTATTGATCCTCAAGTGCCTAATAACTCGTTCCATGCTACTGATGAAAACGGAGAAGTGATACAGTGGCCGAAAGGTCACAGTCGAGAGGGTGAGCCTCTGTTCAAACGTAAGTTCATTCCTGCCACCCTTTTCGACAACCCTTATCTATCAGACGATGGTTTATACGAAGCCAATCTTTTGTCGTTACCTGAACATCAACGTAGACAACTACTCGAAGGTGATTGGGATATAAACGAAGGTGCAGCTTTTCCTGAGTTTAATAGAAATCTGCACGTAATAGAACCTTACGAGATACCATCTAACTGGACACATTTTAGAGCTTGTGATTATGGTTATGGTTCATACACTGGCATTCTTTGGTTTACTATGGTTCCTGGATCTGAGCAACTAGTAGTATATAGAGAACTTTATGTATCAAAGGTCACAGCTACTGACCTAGCTGATATGATACTAGAGATAGAAAATGAGTCAGGTGAAAACATACGTTACGGAGTTCTTGACTCATCTCTTTGGCATAAACGTGGTGATACTGGTCCAAGTTTAGCAGAACAAATGATCTTAAAAGGTTGTAGGTGGAGACCTTCAGATAGATCAAAAGGCTCTCGTGTAGCAGGTAAAAACGAGTTACACAGACGATTGCAAGTAGATGAATTTACGGAGGAACCTAGACTTGTGTTTTTTTCTAGTTGCACTAATCTTATATCTCAACTACCCTCTATTCCGTTAGACAAGAAAAATCCAGAAGATGTAGATACACACGCAGAAGATCACTTGTATGATGCATTAAGATATGGTATAATGACTAGACCACGAAGTAATATATTTGATTTTGATCCTGCATCACAACGTACAGGCTTTCAAGCATCAGATCCCACATTTGGCTACTAAGGAAATAAAATGGCAGAACAAGATTTTGAAGAAATGATTATGGATATGGAAGGAACTTCTGCAATAGAAGATGTTGCCGAAGAAGAATATTCAGATCCTACTGTAGGTCACATTGTTCAGTTTGTTAAAGATAAACACAGTAAGTCTTCTACTGCAAGGCAGTTAGACGAAGAACGTTGGATTCAAGCTTATCGTAATTATCGTGGTTTATATGGACCTGATGTACAGTTTACTTCTACAGAAAAGTCTAGAGTATTTGTAAAAGTAACTAAAACAAAAGTTCTTGCAGCTTATGGTCAAATAACAGAAGTATTGTTTGGTGGTAATAGATTTCCAATTAGTATTGATCCTACAGTCTTACCAGATGGTGTAGAAGATATTGTTAATTATGAAACAAATCCTGAAGTACGTAAAGCAGTTAGTGGAGAAATGGCTAAACTACTTCCAGGAGAAACTTTACCAGAGTTTAAAGAAAGACTTGGTGCTTTAACAGGAATGTTAGAGCCTGTTATTGATGATGTAAAACCTGGGGTAAATGGTAGTCCATCTGCTGTACAATTGTACCCTGCTGAAGTTGCAGCTAAAAAAATGGAAAAGAAAATACATGATCAATTAGAAGAATCTCACGCAAAGAAACACCTACGTGCTGCTGCTTTTGAAACAGCACTTTTTGGTACAGGGGTTATGAAAGGCCCATTTGCTGTAGATAAAGAGTATCCAAACTGGGATGATGAAGGTAACTATTCTCCCATGTTTAAAACAATTCCACAAACTACATCTGTATCTATTTGGAATTTTTACCCAGATCCTGATGCAGCTACAATGGAAGAAGCAGAGTATGTAATAGAACGTCATAAGATGTCACGTTCTCAAGTACGTGGTTTGAAGAATCGTCCCTATTTCCGTGAGAATGCTGTAGACAATGCTTTACGACTTGGTGAAAGCTATCGTAAACAGTGGTGGGAACACATCATGGAAGATAACTCAGAGGAAGATAGAGCTGATCGTTTTGAAGTTCTAGAGTTCTGGGGTTTTGTGGACAAAGAAGTAATAGAAGATCAAGGGGTAGACATCCCTAAAGATTTAGAAGATGCAGATCAGCTAAGTGTAAATATCTGGATTTGTAATGGGCAAGTGTTACGTCTTGTAATGAACCCATTTACTCCAGCTTATATTCCTTACTTTGCAGCTCCTTATGAGATGAATCCATACAGTATTTTTGGCGTAGGTATCGCTGAGAATATGGATGACACTCAAACACTAATGAACGGCTTTATGCGAATGGCAGTAGATAATGCAGCTTTGTCTGGTAATCTACTGATTGAGGTAGACGAGACTAATCTCGTCCCAGGGCAAGACCTCTCCGTGTATCCAGGAAAAGTGTTTAGGAGACAGGGAGGGGCGCCTGGTCAAGCTATCTTTGGCACTAAGTTTCCTAATGTAAGTAACGAGAACATGCAGATGTTCGATAAGGCAAGGGTATTATCAGATGAATCAACTGGCTTTCCATCTTTCGCACATGGTCAAACAGGCGTATCGGGTGTGGGTCGTACTGCTTCTGGTATTTCCATGCTCATGTCTGCTGCCAACGGCAGTATACGGAACGTAGTTAAAAATATAGATGATTATCTATTAGCACCACTAGGTAAAGCCTTCTTTGGTTTTAATATGCAGTTTGACTTTGATAAAGAAATTAAAGGTGATTTGGAGATAAAAGCTCGTGGTACAGAAAGTCTTATGGCTAATGAAGTACGTAGCCAACGCCTCATGCAATTTATGCAAGTCGTATCAAACCCTGCGCTTGCTCCATTTGCACGTATGGATTACATTGTACGTGAAATTGCTAAGTCAATGGATCTTGATCCAGATAAAGTTGGCAACAATATGGCGCAAGCTGCGATCCAAGCTGAGTTATTAAAGCAATTTAGGGAAGCTAATCCACCACCTGCTCCACCTCCAGGTGCTCCACAGCCAGGAAGCCCACAGGGCGCTCCTGCAGGGGCACAGGTGCAGGATACCCAAGGTAGTGGGGGTGGCACTATAGGAACTGGAACAGCCCCTCAGCCAGGAGAACAGGGCTTCTCAGGTAACACCGGTCAACAACAGGTACAATGAAACTAATCGTGAATAACACTTTAAAACCTTTTATTAACAATCCAGAGTTGTACAATCCTTTTCTGGAAGAAATACAAAGTAGAATAGATAAAGTTCATAGACGGCTTGAGCAACTTAACGATATAGAAGAAGTTTATCGTGCTCAAGGTGAGATACGTACACTTAGATCAATGCTAAGACTTAGGGATGACATTAATGGTTAGTACTACAGAGCAGATGAAAGTCTTTGGTTATACTCCTGAAGGTTTAGATCAGGAAGTTGAAAAATACACAAGTGGAACTAAAAAAGATTTTAAAGAAAATAAACTTGAAGAAGAAAGAAGGGCTAATCATCCATTAAACAATATTCCTTTTTTTGAACGCCCTATGAATGCTTCTACAGATGATGTAGAAATACCTACATCAGATTCTGATGTACGTGCTTTTAAAAATAAATTTGGCGAAACCTATACGATTGCTACAAGTAAAATTTCTACTTATGAGGACGAAAGAAAAAAACTTAGAGATGGTATTATTAGTTCAATAGAAGGTATAAAAGGTTATCTTAAAGATCCTTCTTTACCCAGTAAAGAACAGGTAGTAGATTTTGTTAAAGGTGCAGCAGTTGGAACTCTAGAAGAGATTAAACAATCAATGTCATCTGGAGCTTCATACGGAGATATTTTTGGTATGCTTGCAGGTGTAGGTGCTGCATCAACTCCATTTAAAGTCCCTGGTGGCAAAGATTCCCTAAGAATTTTTGGTGGTCCGGTGCTCCAGATTATAAAAACGAAGCATATTATAAAGCTTTACAATTAAAAAGAAGAGGCTACACTGACAAACAAATTGAGGAAATAACAGGTAGATTTAGAACATCAAGACGTGGAGATTATATCCCTCAGGTAAATCAAAGATTAGATACGTTATATTATAATAAAGATTTTTTGAATAGTAGAACAAGAGATGTTAATAATAAAGATATAATTGAAAAAGAACTTAAAGCAATAGAAGCAGAAATAGCACAGTTAGAAAAAAAATATCCAGGTGGATTAATAGATCCAAAAGAAGGGTCAATTTTTAAATTTGAGATACCTGATAATAATATTAAAATTAAAACAAATAATGGGGTTATAAATTATAAAGAAGCTACTGTTGATAGTCCGATATTGGTTGGCGATTTAATACCAACCCACAAAAAACTTTTTGAACAATATCCCAATTTAAAAGATGTAGAATTTTATATAGATCCTGAACAGACTGCTGCAGGTGTATTTAATCCTTTTGGGGGTAAACTGCTTGATGATGGAACAGGACGAAGAACAGGTTCAATTGCAATAAATCCTGATCTGATGAACGAATTTGATAATATTAATAGCAAAGAGTTTAGAGATATGTTTTTCCACGAATTGCAACATGCAGTTCAACATCAAGATTACCTTATAGCAGATCTAGAACAACTGGCAGGTAGCCCTACTTCTTATACTAAAACTCTTGCTAACGAAAATACAGTAGACCCAGCATTTCGACAAGCAACTATATTAAAAAATCCTAAAGCTTTAAAAATTAAAGAAGAAATAGTAGCTCTTTTTAAAAAAGAATACCCTAGTAAATTTAAATGGGTAGAGGAAGATTTTTCTGTAACCGATGAAGGTTTAAAAAACATAAATCCTAAAGTAGCTAAAAAATTAGCAAACTTAATGAGGGATCTTGAATTAGAAAGTCATAGAACATATCTTCAAACAGCCTCTGAGGTAGAAGCATCAGTAGTAGGTCTTAGAGCAAGTAAACTTGATTTTGATGCGGCAGGCCCAGTAACACCAGAAATATCTAAAAGAAAAAACATAACAACAGTAAAAGAATATTCGGCATCTAAAGATGCTTTTAAGGTTGATAATCAAGTTACAAAAATTATTAAAAATATTAAATCTAAATTTAAACCCATGAATGAGTTTGAACAGATGAAATATCATGGAGCTGCTGTCTATTTTGCCAGATATGCTCTTGGAATGGATGCCGATTTACAACAATTTGATTTGATTGGGGTAGCTCGAAGAAAGGGAACTGTTAATTCACCACCTTTTATAAAACCTACAAGTATAAAACCTACAGAAGCTACCTTAGAAGATTATGGTTATTATCAAGATAATCCTGCAACTAAAGGTCGAGAGGGTGGCGAAGACTGGGTTAAAAAACAACAAAGATATGCAGAAGAAGATGCAGCACGTGGAGGCAGTGGTGCTACTAAAAAGTTTTTTAATGGGCCAATTACTGCTAATTTGGGAGGGATGGATAATAACAAACCTTTATTCTTAGACTCAAAATTTTTAGCTTCTCTTAAAGGAGCTAATAATGAAATTCGTGATGCTTCTGACTCTAAATACAAAGAACTCTTAAAAGATGCTCAAGATGGTGGTTTTGATCCAGATCAAAAAGGAAATAAGGTAGTTGTAGGAGTAAACCATAAAGGTGAGGCTTACATTATTGAGGGAAATACTAGAGCTGCTGTTGCTTCTGAATTAGGTATTCCTTCTGTAAAAGTTGAAGTAAGATACTGGAATGGTGCAGAAACAGTAGATGGACCTTACTCCCCACAAAATATTTTAAAGTATGCAAGTAAAGAATCTAAAAACTTTGCCGAAGGAGGCGACACAGTGAGACCAGAACCAAGACCAGAAGCAGAGGTAGATGTATCTCCTAGAGCAGAAGCAGGTGATCAGTTTTTTGTAGAACAAGCTGAAAGAAATAAACCATTCCCTAATGTTAAACCAAAGCCAAGACCTGATTTAGATAAAAATAAAGGTCGTACTTATGACATTTATTCTGTAGAAATTGATGGCAGAGAGACAAATGTTATTGAGTTTAAAGATGGTTCAAGATTATCTATACCTCAGATAGAACAGATGTTTGAAGGATTTAAAAGTGCTACGGAATCAACCCCACGAAAACAAACTACAAAAGAAATAATAAATTTTCTTGAAAGTAATAATCCTACAAGAGAAGAGTTTGTTAAACATTTTACTGCAAAAAGATTAAACAAAGGTGGAGCCATGATGGAAGAACAAATGCAGATGGCCTTTATGGATGAAGGTGGCCTAACAGATGATGGTATGAATATAGACCCAGTATCAGGTAATGATATACCTTCAGGTTCTATGGCAGAAGAAGTACGAGATGATATACCTGCACAGTTATCAGAAGGTGAATATGTAGTTCCTGCTGATGTTGTTCGTTACTATGGTGTAAAGTTTTTTGAAGATTTGCGAGAAAGAGCAAAAATAGGCTTGCAAGAGATGGAGATGAATGGTAGAATAGGTGGAGAGCCAGTACCTGCAGGTGGTCCTACTGATGGCCCTCTTACTTCAGAAGAAATGGCAGTTCTTCAAGAGCTAGGTATGGCTGAAGGTGGTGTTGT